GCCATTCTGCTGCTGATCGGGCACTGGTACGAGAACCGCGAAGCCAGCACTGCAGGCATCGTGATCAACAGCGTCAAAATGACGTTTAATGCTTTAGTAGCAAATTATAAAGTACGGGATTGCTAATGCGCGCGGGCCGGCTCAATCACCTGGTGATCATCCAGCAACCAACCGAGGTGCAGGACGCCACCGGCCAGGCGGTCAAAAGCTGGGGCACATTCGCCACGGTATGGGCGGGCGTGGAACCGTTGAAAGGCCGCGAGTTTATCGATTCTCAACAGATCAACGCCGAGATCACCACGCGAATCCGCATCCGCAAGCTGGCGGGCGTCACTCAGAAAATGCGCGTGACCTATGACAGCCGCATCTATAACATTAATGCCATCCTTCATATACACGAACGCCAGCGGGAAATGCACCTGATGTGCAGCGAGGGCACCAACGATGGTTGATCAGGTAAAAATACATGGTCTTGATGATGTAAGAAAGGCATTGAGAGCATTACCAAAAGACATTCGCAAACGAGAGCTGCAAAAATCATTAAGAAAAGGGGCTGATCTTATTAGGGATGCTGCGCGATTAAGGGCGCCGATCGGCGAAGAAACATATACACGGAACATGCGGGGGACAACATTCACCCACGTCAAGGGAACATTGGCCGATAGCATTGTGGTGCGGGCGGAAAAGAAAAAATATTTAAGAGACGCTGCCAAGGTTAGGATAGGCGTTTTGACAACGAATAAAAAAACAGGTAAAGCTCAAATAAATTCAGCGATGGCAGCTGCGCATGAAGACGCATGGTATTGGCGATTCATAGAATTCGGCACCAGCAAGATGCCTGCGCGCCCATTCCTTACACCAGCATTCGAGATGACCAAATACATCGCCAATGAAACCATTAAAAATGCACTTCGTATCGGTGTTTTTAAGTCAGCAAATAGAGTTAATAAATCGCGTGCTCGCATAACGGGGCGACTTTAAAAATGACCACGATCAACGAAGCGGTTAAAGCAGCGCTCGACGCGTATGCGCCGCTGCAGGCGCAGGTCGGCAACGGCGACAGCCCGGAAACCTACCGGACCCATCCGCTGCTCGCACCGCAGGATACGCCGCTGCCGTTCGTTGTCTACCAGAAGATATCAGGCGCGCGCCTGCTGACGCTGAGCGATGCCGGCAGCACCGGCGTCGAGAACATGCGCTATCGCATAACCGCATACGACAACGAGTTGATCGATGCGCAGGCGGTTATGGATAATGTACGCAAGGCGCTGGCCGCAGCCGCCACGCTAAGCCCGTGGTTTCAATTCGAGCAGGACAACTATGAATTAGACACCGGGCTCTATTCCGTGACACAAGACTATTCAATATGGTACAAATAACCACCACCACCAAGGACCCGCAAAATGAAAAAACTAATTAGCATCCGCGCCATTGCTGCCCTGCAGGCCTATGGCGCCACCGTTATGAACAGCAGCGCCGCGCTCGATAGCCAGGGCATGACGCTGGCATCCGGCGACAGCGCCAGCCCGGAAGTATTTACAAGCATCACCGAGTTGTCGAACATCGATGGGCCCGGCGGCCAGGCCACCGAGATCGATGTGACAGACCTTCTGTCCACGGCTAAGGAATATCGCCAGGGACTAAAAGACGAGGGCGACGTAACCTGCGATATGAACTATATTCCGCAGAACACACAGCACGCACTGCTGCAATCAGACCGCTCCGGCCAGGTGTTGCGCAATTACCGCATCACCTTCACCGACAGCCCGGCAACAACCTGGACATTCCTCGGCTTTGTAAAAGGGCTGAGTATCAGCAACGGCGTGGACAACGTAACAAAGGGTTCACTCACCATCCGCGTGGCCGGTGATATCGCGGTCGCTTAACAAACCAAGCAGGAGAGATTATGAGTTTACGGGATAAGATTCTGGGTGCAGAAGATTTGCACAGAGAGAAAGTCGATGTAAAAGAATGGGGCGAGACCATCTACATCCGAGAGATGACAGGCGGCGAGCGCGACGCCTACGATGCCTCGTTGATTGATAAGGCATCATTGACGACTAAGGAAAAGCTCAAAAACATGCGCGCAGAGCTGGTCGTGCTGTGTGCGGTCGACGAAGCCGGCGAGCGCATATTCAGCGATGAAGACGTGGAGCTTGTAACGAACAAGAACGCAAAGGTGCTCGACCGGCTGGCGGACATTGCACAGGTTATCAATAAGCTATCGGAAGATGCGATCGAGGCAGAACAGGGAAACTGATCACCCAGCACCGTCGGCGCTTTTATTTTTGGCTGGCGAAAGAGCTGGGATTTTTACATCCGGACCATTTGCTGGCCAGGCTTACATCGAGTCAGATCAGTGAATGGATTGCGTATTGTAAGCTGCTCAAGATAGGTCCACCGCCGATCGAGGATCCGAAAGCCGTGCAACGAGCGAAACGCGCCAAGATCGAATCAGGCATGCGCGCGCTGATGCTTAAACAGGAGGCACAGAAAAAATAATGCCCAGCGGGAGCCTTGGACAATTAACTATCGACCTGGCCGCGAACGTCACGAAGTTCGAACGGGCGCTCACCCGCGCAGAAAGGCTGGCTGATAAGAAAGCCAGCCGCATGGTGCGATCGTTCAAGCGCGCGGCAACCGGCATCGGCCTTGCACTGAGTACGCTCGGATTAATCAAGGCAACGACAAGTGCATTTAATTTCGCTGATGCGATCGGCAAAGCGGCAGACCGCGCCGGCGTATCAACGGACCGACTGCAAGAGATGCGATTTGCAATGGAGCAATTCGGCGTCAGCACCACGCAGGTTGACGACGGGCTGCGCCGCTTTACCCGCCGCCTGGGTGTGGCGCTCGAGGGCGGATCGTTCAAAAAGGCATTTGATGACATGGGCGTATCCGTCCGCGATGCGAACAATGAATTCATCGGCACAGAAGCCGTGCTGGACAGGACCATCGATGCACTGGCAAACATGGAGCACCAGGCAACCCGGTCCGCATTTGCAGCGCAGGTATTCGGCGATGACGCAGGCCCGCAGTTATCCATTGCTCTCGCCCAGGGCGGCGATGCATTGAGGGAATACGCAGCGCGCGCACATTCAAGCGGCGCCGTCATGCAGGCGGATATCATCGACCAGGCCGAAGCGGCAAACGATAAGCTATCAGAGCTGAGCGCCGCGCTGCGCGTGCAATTCAGCACGGCGCTGATCCAGAGCGCGCCGGCGATCGAGGCCGCGGCAAAAGGATTGATCAGCTTTGTCGCCGCGATTGGAAAAGCGATCGGCGGCGTCGATGCGCTCAACGTCGATGAAACAAAGGAACGCATCACATCGATCGGCGAAGAGATTCTTCGCGTGCAGACGAAGCTGGCCGATGTTCAGGATCTACAGCAAGGCGGGCTGGTCGACCAGGCGCTGGCGCGATGGATGCCAAGCCCGGAAGCGCTGCAGCAACGGATCGATAATTTAATACAGATACAGAACGAAGCATTCGAACGACTGGGCAATCTGAACAACCAGGCGGCAGAGCGCGCGGCGGAAGGCCGGCGCAACCCGGTCACCGGCATGACCGACGAAGAGCTGACAGCCAGCAACGAAAGACAGTGGCAGGCGATCAAGGACTTGCACAGCGACCTGGCCGTCGAAGAAAAGCAACGCGGCGATGAGCGCATCCGCAACGAACAGAACATTGCAAATTTCATGGTGGCATCGCGCCAGAGCATAACCTCAAACGCCGTGCAGCTGCTGCAAATCCTCGGCAGAGAAAACAAGAACTATGCAAGGGCGGCCATTATCCTGCAGAAAGGAATGGCAATCGCGCAGGCAACTATGAACACGGCTGTGGCCGTCACCGCAGCGATGGCGATCGGACCTGCAGGGTGGGCGATGGTTCCAAAAATTAAACTAATGGGCGCCGCACAGATTGGATTGATTGCAGCCACCGGCCTCGGCCAGTTAGCAGGACTGAACAGCGGCGGCGCATCATCATCGCTCGCCGGCACGAGTGCGGCACCCGTTGCCACCGCACCGACCGACATCGCAACCGGGCAACCACTGAGCGGCACCACCGGATCGGTGACGATTAATGTAAACGGCGTGATTACCGATGAGATCGTGCAAAACTTGATCGTTCCGGCAATCCAGGACGCGGTCGAAAATAAAGATGTAATCCTTATCCGGGATGACACCCGCAACGCATTCGAGCTGCAAGCATAATGGGCGCAATAACTTACACCGCAAAAGACAGGGCGCCGCTGATGACCAGCGTGTCGCCTGTTCACGTGGCCGAGACACAATATCAATTCGAAGTAAAATTTCAGGCTTTCTCGACCAACATCGACCAGCCTAAAACGCAGCACGTATCGATCGGAGGCGCGGTTGAAACCGTGCTCAAGCGGGCAACGGATATGCATATGATCACGATCATCTGGCCGCACGAAGAAAACGAGCAGCTGCAGGAATTCATTTATTCTATAGCAGGCGGCGAGACATTCACGATCGACCCGTATGGCACCATCGCAACACCTGATGATCCGATCGATGTTTTATCGATTGATGCCCAGGTCAGCATAAACAGGATGCAGCATGGCAAAGAGCACTGGCGCTCTGTTTCGTTCAATCTACGCAAAGCAGTCTAATGAGAGATACACCCACCGGACTGGCAGGACTCAATAATTTAACGGCCCTCGAACCGCGCTATGTTGTGCAGCTGTCCTGGGACAACGACGACACCGATCACACCTATCTGACATCGAGCAGCGCAGCGGCACTGCCCGCCGTTTCACCTGCGGTGGATTCGATACAGAATGTGGTGCTGGATATCAGCGGCCAGACGCAAAAAATAAACCCCGACATTGCGGCCAGCACCATCGGTACAGTGACGATTAAATTACTCGACCGAACGGATGTGTCGACAAGCCCGCCCACACAATTAATCACCGATAAGATAAGCACAAAGCTAGCAGCCGGCGACGGCTTGCGCCGCAAAATATGCCGTATTTATGTTGGCTATGAAAACCAGACCTTTGAGAACTACGACCAGCGCCTGACCTATGTCGTTGATAATATAGCCTATCTTGACGGCGTTTATACGCTGACGCTGTCAGACATACAGCGGCAACAGCGCCATAAAATATTTACACCCGATGAAACCACGCTAGCCAGCGGTATTTCGGCAACCGAACTAATCATACCGGTAGCAACATCGGTTACCACGCGATTTCCATTAGTAATACGCGGATCAGAGACTTTTAACTTTCCAGGCCAGGCCATAACATTTATAAAAATCGAAGACGAGGCGATATGCATTAATTCACAGCCACAATTTGACACAACCAATGGCTGGCATGTAACCGCGATCCAGCGTGGATCGCTGGGCACGCGCGCTGTCGAACATAAGGTTGACGATGGCACAATCGAAAGCAGGCGCCCACGAATAACGGAGCATATCTATTTAGAGGGTGCTGCACCAAAGATAATATATGCGCTGCTGACCGGCGTATTAATGCACGGTAATAATGTGCTGGCAGATCCGTATGACTTCACAACATGGGGCGCTACGGGAACACCTGACGTTACAGCGACGACAGACGCAACACCGACAGGATGGGGCAATGCTTATTCAGTCACTGATGATGACGCCGGGGCATTTGAGAATATAGCCATTGCATCAACTAGCGGCTATGTACACGGCGACACCTGGACCATTAGTATATTTGTTAAAAAAGATGTTGTCTCTAATTCTTCACGGTTTGATTTGTGGTTCAATGGTGGCGCAGCTGCAAGCTATATAGTAAGCACATTTGATGCCAGTACAGGTGCGCTGAGTCACGCAGCACTAAACGCCGCAGGAGTAGGGTCCGGTGTCACATCACATGATGAAAACTGGTGGCACATCCGCATCAGCGCCTATTCAACAACGACAGGCACAACATCGGCGGCGTTTATAATATATCCGGCTGTTACAGGCGTGGCAGATACTGGATCAGTCACGCTATTTTGTGCGACTTTATGTAGTGGTTATAGAATGGGATGGACAGCACTGCCGTTGCATTGGCACTTGGGCATCAATAAAGATTTTGTGCGTCTGTCAGATTTCCAGGCACTCGGCGACGACATGTGGCAGACATCCGGCGACACAGGACGATGGACCCGTATCGAAAACCCAGGCAACCAGGACGGCAAAAAGTTTATAGAATCAGAGATATTATTGTGGCTTGGCGCCTTCATGCCGGTCTATGCATCGGGCGAACTCGGCATCAGGCGATTGACCCGTATACTGTCTGATTCAGGTTATCAGGCGGCGCTTGATCACAATAATGTCGTTAGCTATTCAATGCTGCAGCACAACTACCGCTCGATTATTAACCAGATCCGCATATTCTGGAATTGGATTGACGAGCGCAACGACTTCACAAAAGAGGCGTTTTTATTCGATGCCACCTCGATCGCAAAGCACAACACAGCCGACACAAAAGAATTCAGATTTAAGACCGTGCACACCGGCGTGCATACTGATGAGAATCTGCTAGCACATTTCGACACACTACGCGATCGATACAGCGGCCCGCCACTTGAACTCAGTATTCGCGTGCTGCCATCGATGGCGCTGCTGGAAGTGGGTGACACGGTACGCTTAACGCTGGACCAGATCCGCGACATGAACACCGGCGAATCAATAGACCGCACCTTTGAAATTCAGCAGATAACAACGAACTGGACCACGGGCGCGCTCGATTTGCGATTATTCGGATCAAGCCAGGCCGCTGGCGAAATAGAGCGCACGACGCTCGCCACTGTGCTCGAGGACGCGTTCTACACATCGGAAGGCACAAGCCTCGATAGCAGCGATTCACCTGCAGGCCCGCTTACAATCGCCGCGGGCGCCGTCACGGCGAACGGAACGATCACGGGCAACGCAGTCCTGACAAACGGCGCTGCGATTTATTACTACGACGGCAACCTGACCATCAACCCAGGCGTGACCGTCACGATCACAGAAAACGTGCAACTACGGATCAAGGGCACGCTGACCATCAACGGCACCATCGATGGTATTGCCAACGGACCCACAGGCGCTGCAGCTACCACGCAATACGAGAACGGCACAACCACGACGACATGGATCGATGGCACCAGCATTCCATCGCCGATCGACATCAACCAGGGAAATGACGGATACTTCGGCATCGTTCGATCGGGCGAAGCATTCAGGCTTACTGACACCCCGTGGGAGGGCGAACATCGGGTATTTGACCAAACCACTGTAGTTCCACACAAAGGACCGGCCACAACCATCGCGCTGCCAACGAAAGGCGCCGTCTCCACCTTGCCGTGGTTCGATCTACGCAATCCGAACGGATACACATTGCTGGGCATGCCTGGCGATTTACGCGGCCACGGGGGCTTGAGCGGTATCGCACTGATCCAGGGAACGATGACAGAGAGCGGCGGCACTTATGACGTGTTTGTCAATGGCGGCGCTGGTGGTGATGGCGGCGCTGGACTGGCTATTGTTTGCAGGGGGATGGTATACGGCGGCGCCGGTGTGATAAACCTGACCGGCGGCACTTCAGGCATACCGGGCACACTGGTACATTTTGGTCGGACTTTTTGGGCTGGGCACGGCGCACCCGGGGCCCCCGGCGCACTGCTGGTATTGATAGATGGCGAACACACCAACCCGGATATTACGACGAACCGGTTTATTGCTAATCACGGAGCAACAGGCGCCACCGCAGGCGCCACCGAGATCCACCGCGACACCTTGCTGAGTCAAGATCCAAATCTCGTTACACACTGGCCATTCCCATTTTCTGGGGTTTTTAATTTGGGCGCCACCGCAGCAACCCGGGACACGGAAATGTCAGCGAGTGCCCATCGGCTTCAATATTTGCCGAAGCCTGAAGCACCTGCCGTTGTTTTCAATCCAGGCCCGCTTGAGCGCGGAAAGTATAACGAGCTATTGAGGTTTCAAAGATCAATAATACCAGGCGTCAATGACTTTTATGCCCGCTATGTAGATATAGTATCGACAGGTTCACGATTTGTGGTATCGGGCGGAACAACGGGAACCTGGTATTACCAGGTAGTCAGGAACGCAAAGAATCCAGAAATCGAGCAAACGACAGTAACAGGATTGCCAGCAGCATCCACCATGATGGACTCAACTGGATCAAGATTTATAATTTCAGAAGAAACTTATTCGTCGTTCGCTGGCCGATTAAACATATACGCAAGAACTGTTACGACATGGGCACTAGAACAGCAATTGACGGCCGGGGGTGGTGGCGGCCCCGCCGCGTCTGAATTTTTTGGTGCGTTCAGGTCGTGGGATGAAACAGCCACCCACCTAATTGCAGACCGAACAAAATCAGGATCATATATCGAATATTGGTCAAGATCAGGCGCTACATGGACATTTCAGGAAGTTATCACGGAGCCGGCATCAATATCCGCTAATTATCCATCGGGTATAGATATATCTGGCGATGGTAATTGGTTGGCCGTGGCTGATCATGGCCTGAATGGTGGCACTGTCCACATATACGAACGCACAACGAATACACCTGCATGGGAACTGCGGGATTCAGTGACAGTTCCAGACTATGATGTAACCAGCCCGATTACAGATTACAAAATGGGCTACAGCCTGTCAGGCAATAATTCTGGGGTTAAAATCAATTACGCAGGCACGGCAATTGCAGCGCTGGGCTATCTCAGCTTAATACCAGGAATCCATGCAATCGAGAGACAGGGACCATCACTTGTACATGTTGGTTATTTTGAGAATGATGGCATAGCAACAACGTGGAATCTTAGCGAAATTTCAAACAATGGATTGTTGCTATTGATCAGGCGAGGCACGGCGACAGATCCTTTTTATCTATTCAGGCGCGACAACATAAGTGAAGGATTCAGGTACGATCATAAATTTGATAATTCAGACGATTACACAATGGGCACACCATCTGCGATGTCACCTGATGGTCAATTTATCATCACTGGCACCTTCGATTCTGATATAAACGCAGTAAATGCAGGCCACGCTAGCATCTGGGAGTATTATCCAGAAGCCGACTGACCACCATACAATGAAATACCAAGGGGACCTATGTGGGAATCTATACCAGACTGGGAAAAAATCTTAAAGGCTTGTGCAATTGGCCTAGAGTGGGGCTTTGCTGCAATTGTTGGCTGGTATTTGATGCGCAAACGAACATCAAGCAATATTAAGCATTTGCGAGAACAACTGAGAATTAAAAATGGAATGTGACTGCGGACTGATCGGGCTGATAAAAGGGACTTTTCCCATTTCATTCATTACTTGTGTCGGCGCTACTTTTGGCGCGTTATTGGATTACATTCCTGCATCAAAAGAGATCCGCATATTGGAAAGGCTACTAGGAATCAGAGATGTAAAATGAAATGGAGCCTAAAAAACGTGAATTTACATTTTCACTCGAAAGTATCGGCGATAGAGTTATTTTTCTGGTGGTGCTTAGCATCCTTGGCGGGCCTGGGGTTATTAGTATGGTGGTACCGGGCGCTCGATCAGATGCTTTCACAGGCACTCAAGGCGCTGAATTAAAGGCTGAAATACGCCGAGAGTGCGAAAAAAACCTTTCATTTCTCCAATTACAAATTGACGGCATTGAAAAAGCCGATGCCATTCTTGAAGAAAAA